TTTTCGAAAAAAAACCAGCAGTTCTGCAACCGTATGGGTCACGTACATCTGCACAACTCATCGTCGGTCAAAGATCCCCGACGCGGAGCCTTGGCGTTCGTCATTGAAGACGTTCGCTGGTCTTACGACCCTCCGAGCCTTTATGCTTTTGGTAAATGAAAAAGCAACCGGTCTCAAAGTTCTTCTGTAAGGAGAAGAGAATCCTATTTTTTGGATTTTTGGATGTGTGCCTGGCACTGCCAAGATGAAGGAAAGTGGGTGACCATCGCTCGTTCTGAGTGGGCCTAAAATACCCCCCCAGTCAGATAGACGAGGAGAGTCGGGAGAAAGAGTAACTTCTTTTTTTTGGCTTGGGAAATCCTGCTGTAGCGGACCGAGAGGGACGATGCTGCGTATGCGGGCATGCATTCGGTTGGGACATAGAATTTGCCAAATTTTATGTATCATTACACCTACACCGGAAAGGCGACAATTGGTCTCCATCGCCCGGATAAGGGAGACCACGACATCAAGTCCATCGATGCACATGCGGTGGCTGGTACGGAGAGGGTTCTTAATCCTAGGGTAACTAGTAGGGGAACCACAGTTACTCTCCGTGCTGCAAGGCAGTCAATGTGTGGCCATCCTGCTTCCCGTCGCCTCAGGCGGATAATGCAGGAGATTTTATTCCAGCAGTTCAACTGCTGGCGTTCAAAATCAGGTCGGGCGCCTACTGCCCCGAACCGTCGGTCCTTCAGTGGTCCAGCGGATGCCGGTAAAGGTAGGAAAAAGAAGGTGGGGGAAAGTGGAGTACCCAGGATGCCTATGCCTGCTTCGGCGGGTACGCAAGAGAAAAGAGTGGATGGCGATTCATCGCCGGCTGCTCAGGGGGAAATTCTCACCCCGGAAGACAGTTCGAGCTCTGCTCCTGTCGAGGACGGTGGATGGTGTGACTGTGGACTTAGTGCCACGGCTCATCAGCGGGGCATGGTATTTGATTGCCCCCATCCTAATCCGAGTCGCACGTGTCGCGACTATAAGTCTTCTCACGCCCGGGACACGTCCGGGCTGCTTGGCGGGGATACGTACATTCACCCTGCTAAGCTCGTCTCTCCCCTTCCCCTAGCCGAGGTTCCGCGCGAGCGCACCTACGTCGTGGAAAGGGCTCCTCCACCGGTTCCGTGCTTAATCCTTCCATCGACCGTCAAGATCTGGTCGTATGGTAACCTGCCCTACCCTGAGTCCCTCGATTTTATCTACGAGGTTGAACAGAGTACAGACACTCACTGCCATGTTCACGGCAGTCATGAGCTGTGCGGGTTTAGGAGAAAGCTTTCCCAGGAACTGGTCGATCGAATCCGACGGCTGGTGACAAATGCCGACGGCGCCAATGACTTTCTCCGCTCGAGCTCCGACCCTTGTGGTCATGAGCATGAGTGCGAATGTGTCGAAGGGCCGTTTTGGCTGCACCCGGCCTTTAGGACGATGCGCAGGTACAAGAACCAACTTGCGCACGAGATCGTGGAGTCCCGGTACCGACCGCGCCCCGAACTCCCAGCTTCCTCACTCCCCTACACTCCTCCCAACTTCCCCTCTCTCAACTCGGTTAAGTGGGACGTTAACCTCGAGCGGCCGACGGCATTCGTCAGGGCTGCTCGGTTCGTCCACGCTAGCCGAAAGAGGGTCGAGCGGCGCGGTCCAGTACCCGAAGGACCGGCGCCAGAATTGGACACTGAACTCCAGAGCCAGAGAACCAATCTTGCAGTGGCATATCGTCAATTTGCGTACTGCATTGGTATTACTTCCCACCCTTCCTTCTCTTTTGATAAAAAAGAGTCGGATCGGGCGTTCCGGGAATGTTTTGGGGTCCACGGTGAACAAGGGACCGGGGTGTACAGGGTGAAGGGCATGGACCAGCCCCTCCTTCTTCCAGATGACGCAGGCAAAATCTTTTCCCTCTACTTAGGTCGAAAAGGTTTTATATGCCATGACCCGCGTCAAATGGGTTCCGCTACCGCTGGCTTCATCCGAGACGTAACAACGCCCCGACCCCAGCTCTCACCCGACCTGGCGATACGCAAAGCTCGAATGCTCAGTTTCATCAAGAGACTGGCACGAGTCCATTTTGCGGTCAAGCCCGGTCATTCTCCTCGTATGCCTCTACCCAACTCTGGTAGGGCATGCCTTGAGAAGTCGCGTTCCCGCGGCGGGAAGAGAGAAGCGTTGTACTGCTCGTCAATCGATGAGACAGCGCGCCACTTCGTCCAACCCACGTCGATCTTGACGGCGGGTAAAGTGCGACCTATCACTATAGCTTCCGTGTACCAGGAACGCTATAGCTGGCTAAACTCGTACTGCTTCAATCGCCTTCGTAAATTTACGGCGATGATCGCAGGTCGAGAGTCGGATGATTGGGCCGCCGATGTGGCACCCTCTGAGCTTCCCCCTGGCCATGTTTTCGTCTCCGGCGATCTTAAGTCCGCTACCACTTTGTTCAGTGGGGACTTTGCGAACGCCGTCGTAGACGAACTTGCCGTTGCGGTGGGACTTTCCAGCTCGGAGGTGGCGGAAATCAAGGGGGGGTTGACCAGTGCCCAGCTGGTCGAGAAAGGAGTGGACACCGAGGGGAACCCCACCTGGGAGTTTCTCGGTCATCAGGTTAGCGGCCAGAACCTGGGTGCTGATCTTTCTTTTCCCATCCTCTGCATGATCACGTACGTGATTGGCTGCGAGACGCATGGGGTGATTCCATCGTTGATGGCTCTGTCTGACAAGAAGTTCTACTTCAAGACTTTAGAGCTGGACCTGTTCGGAGTGAACGGAGACGATTTCATCACATGGGGAAAAGAAGGAGAGGTATCAAAGGAATGGATGGAGGCTGTCAAAGCTACCTCCGGCGAGCCTGAGCCCACTAAGAGTCCGGTCAACAGTCAATATTGGACCGTCAATTCGACTCTTTACCGTTTTAAGGAGAGAATACCGTTTCTCTCGCCCGCACTTTGCCTCAATTTGTGTGAATCCTACAAGGTTCCACAGGCATCGTGGCTCCGTCAGTTTGAGTTCCCGTCTCTTGATTCGACACGCTTAGGCGTAGGTCATTTCCTTTTTGGGGATGTGCCGTGTCAAATCGGAGGATTGGGAATCTCGCCGACGGTGTATGGGGGGAGTTACGATGAGGGATGGGTTCGGCGTTACTTGTACGCAGCCCACCGATTCGGATCCTCAGTAACGGAGTGGATCGACAGGGAAGACCCTGTGGGGATGGTGAAGGAAGGGACGGATGGCGGTTGCATCCTGAGTGTTCGTGAGAGAGAGCCTGCTCCCAGTGTGGTCGTTACGGGTGTCGTTTCAAAGTCGTGGCTGAAAGGCTATGCCCAGCGAACGTACATGCTGCGAGACATCCTCCACTGGTCGAGGAAGAAACGCGACACGCGGTCTCATAAGGAAATCATGAAGATCATAAGACGTGAGCGTGAGGTAAAGATTGTTAGGGGAAGGAGGGTTGACAACATTCTGTCTCCTTTCGTCTTCCAAGAGCAGTCCCACTTCCTTGATCACCTGGATCAAGCAGGGTTGGTTCTCCTCCAAGAAAAGAGGATGTTTGAGGATGTAACCGTCATCCAAAAGACCGGGATCTACGGGCCTGACTTCATGAAGAAAGTCGTCCTTGGCTAGTGGGTCCCGGTTCTGGTTATACGGGGTGCCTAGTGGTCCTAAAGCGAGTGACGCCGCTACCAGAAAGAATAAAGCCAGTCAATGGCCGATTTTTCGATTTTTTCGATTGCCGAGGTGGGGGATATTTACCCTCAGCTTTATGCCGGTGGCGGGGATCTATTAAGATCTGGAAGCCGGGTCCGGACGGGAATTTTCGAAGGTTGGCCACCCGGGATGGAGAGGCGCCTAAATCATCAGACGGTGGATTCGTGACACGGCGTTACGGTTCATTAGTATTTTTGATTTTTGTGCGTCGAGGACGCGATTTGCGTAAGGGTCGTGATATGGTTTCATGAAACCCTGCGACAGAACGTTCTCTACCCACCCACCTAGGAGCGTGTGGATGAGCGAGAAGATGAGGTTCAGGAGCGCGGGGGGGGATCATACTAGAGAGCGGAGGGCTTCTAGTCTTAGCCTAAAGAAGTTGGCGGATGACGAGCGTAGCTGTTCAAGTGGGAACAGAAGGTTGTCAAGCGGTCTACCTTAAGGCCGGGTGAGGACG